CTTCGAGGCATTGAAGCCGCTAGACCGGGTTGCACGGGAGATGGAAGCTAAATGGGGTATCGAAGTGCTGCCCAGCTTGGTTAGTCCGAAGATGGCATCGCGTTTTGAGATGGCTAGGCGGCACGTTGATGATGCGGTGAGGTCGAATGACCCAGAGGCGGTGGCTAAGAAGGTGGCGGCACTAATGCGGGGCTGGTTAATCTTGGACACAGAGGCCGAAAAAGCGGGAAACAGGCCAGATGAGGACAAAGTTTGGCATTGCGAGGCCGATGGGTGGCCCATTGCTATCTGTAGGACTGAAAAAGACATCAAAGGGGCCGCAGAGGGGCACCGTGTTTTTACCTTAGATGAGGTAGCAAGGCTTCTCCAATCTCATTACAGCAGTGTTTTAGAGGCAAAGAAGCACTTTCCAGCGAGTAAGGTCGAAAGTGTGACCCTTGACAGTGATTTTGACTGGTCAAAAGGCGATGAAATACCATTTTGAGGTGATCTATGGCGAAAAAAAAGAAATCTAAGGCGCGTACCAAGACTGAACCCGTGCGGGAGCAGTCGGAAACGGTAGTGCGGGAGCATGAGGTTAGTGATTTTGGGCCGGATGAACGGTGGCAGCACGACGAATTTGCTGTCGAAAGGACTGGCAAAGGTGGCGGGGTATCAAAGCGGAGGCGGGTGACAACTCAAACTCCCTTGGATCGGTATTTATCGCGGGGCCAAATCACGCGGGAGCAGTATAATGCAGGAGTGCGGTATTTTCTTTTGCATCGAAAAGGGCTGGGTACTGCGCGAGTGACCGGAAAATATGAGCCATTTTCATCTAAAAGCACGGGTGCAGAATCGGAGGGGCAAGGGCAGGCTTACGTTGCTTTTCGAGAATGTGAGCGACAAATTGGAAGGCAGCTTGCAGATTGCGCGTTTGATGTTTTGTTGATGGATATGTCAGCCGGGGACTATGCCAAAAAAAAGAATGCCGACCCAAAAGGCGGCATTCTAGTTTTTAGGCTTGCTTTAGATGCTATCGCGGATCATTTCGGTATGCCGCGCTAAACATTCGTCGCTTTGCCGGAGATAAATTTAAGTTTTGCGTGTCATATAACCACGGGTCGCGGCAATTTATAATTATCTTAACGCTCCGGCTGGATCGCCATAAATTGAATTTTCTTATCATGTGTTTCATGTTGGTAATTCCTTTAAATTGTTTTTTGGTTCAAATTAACGGACACGCGCAGCCCATTTGAATTGCATGGTGTGACCAATTATCGGGAAATTTATTGGCTTTTGTAAGCCAATAATCATCGAATCCGCGCTTGGCTGCTTCTTTTTTTGCAAGCGCGTGGGCGTTTTTAGGTGATAATCGGCCATCAATCGTGGCAACACTTTTGCCATGATAAGAGCAATGATAATTGCCCGGTGCTAGTTCAGTTAAAAATTCCACAAAATATCTCATATCTAATTCCCTTTTTACTCCGGCAACATTACCAGACGCGACCAGCCAAGCGATGCCCGGCTGGTCTGGCCTGTTAATTTTGCATCACGCATACCATGAACAATATTCGGGCTCGCCGTTCCATTTTCGGGCATAAGAGCAGCTATGTATCTTTATACTATCGTTTGAAACACGAGCGCGGTATTTGGTTTGACTTATCGTGTTGTGATCTATTGCCGGAATAACGCGGCAAGCCATACCATGACATTCCGCGCTTTCTTTGACCTCTAGTTTAGGCAGCGTTACATATTCAATCGTACTGCTACCGACCCGGCGAGTTACTTTGTAAAAGTCCACATTGGTTTGGTCATAGCCCCAAGAAGAAACCAAAACATCACCAACTTGTAACGTGTGGTTTTTGCGTTCTTCGCGCCGCTTAGCTTTTGCAGCTTCTTTAAGTTTTACTGCTTCAATCTGGGCATCGACACATTCTTGCCGACGTTCCGACGTTTTAAAACGATAGTGCCAAGTCGGTTTTTGCGCCCTGCCAACAAACGCTTGTGCGCATGGATGCCCGTTAATTTCATACAAATAAAATTCAACAGGAACATTTGGGGGCGCGATTTTTGTTGCGCCCGGTTCAATATAAAATTCTCTAGCTTTTGCCATTTTCTAAATCTCCTTTTATTTAAGTACAAGCCCATTATGCCGATTTTGAATATTCCTGCAAGGAATAATTTAGGGGATTTACTACAAGGCCGCATAAGTTTAGCGTGGCTATATAATTCGACACCTATGCAAAAACTGTGTCTTTTTGTTTTCAAAACATTACAGAGTAAATAACTATGTCTGAAAAAAATAAGGGCGGCAGGCCGCGCGGCAGCGGCCACGGCCAGCAAATCGTCGGTCGAATCCGGCACGAATTGGCAAAAAGTCTCGACATATTGGAAAAAGACGATACGCCATTGCACGAAATCCTGGCATCGCAGCTAAAGGAAGACGCTGCTAAGACATTGAGCGCGCTAGGTAAATTCGTTCCGACGGACATCAAGCTAGAACATTCCGGCGACAATCTTATCGCCGCGCTGGAACAAGTCGGCGCAGCTATCGACCAGCACCAAATAGAACGAGTGTCAGTCTTGCAGCCTGAAAAAGATGCAGACAAAACAATCAACTAACCTGAAAACCAGCTAAAAACGTGACATTTCCTGGGACATTTCCCAAAAATAGGGCCGTTTTTGCCCCCCCCCCTTTTGTCGCGCGGCGGGGGGCGGCTACACATATATACACCCCGTAACTACCCCCCCCCTTGGTGGGCGTTACTAGCAAGGGACTCCCATGCCCCCGAAAAAAATTTCGCAAACTGTGCTTCAAGAGCATGAGCGTCGGCTACTACAACTCCGCGAAGACCCGACATTATTCGTGAGAGTAATATTGGGGGCCGAACCACAGCCTTGGCAAGAAGAAGCACTCTTGGCAATACGCGACAACGATAGGGTCGCAATAAGGTCGGGACACGGCGTCGGAAAAACTGCGTTTCTAAGCTGGGTCGTTCTCTGGTGGATGCTAACGCATTACCCGGTAAAAGTGGCTTGCACGGCAAACACCGCAAGTCAGCTTGGCGACGTACTCTGGCCCGAAATAAACAAGTGGGGCAGAAAGCTGCCAGAGGTGTTCCAAAGCCAACTAGAGTTCAAGTCTGACAAGATCGAATTAAAAGGCGGTGCCGACAGCTTCGCAGTCGCACGGACAAGCCGCAAGGAGCAGCCAGAAGCCCTGCAAGGGTTCCACAGCCCACACATGCTTTTCGTCGTAGACGAAGCATCGGGCGTACCAGATATTATTTTTGAAGTCGGCCAAGGCGCAATGTCAACAGAGGGTGCAAAGACCGTAATGGTCGGCAACCCTACAAGGTCGTCGGGATATTTCCACGACGCTTTTCACCGCAACACAGAAAGATGGTGGACGCGGCGCGTCGGTTGCAACGAGGCAAACTCTGTCTCCGATGGGTTCATTGACGACATGAAGCGTCAGTATGGCGAAGACAGCAATATATACCGGGTGAGGGTATTAGGAGAGTTCCCAGAAGCAGATGACGATGTGGTAGTTCCGCTTCATCTTATCGAAAGCGCGGTGACGCGGGACGTTGAGGCGACCGAAACCGTCATGCCAGTCTGGGGGCTTGATGTGGCTCGATTTGGGGATGACCGAACTGCTTTATGCAAGCGGCAAGGTAATGCCCTTATCGAACCCATTAAGTCATGGCGCAACAAGGATTTGATGGAAATATGCGGCATAATACTTACTGAGTATGATAGTACGCCGTACCCCGACAGGCCCAGCGAGATATTGGTGGACAGTATCGGCTTGGGCGCAGGGGTCGTAGACCGCCTGACAGAAATGGACTTCGGCCCCGAAATTCGTGGCATAAATGTTGCCGAAAGCCCCGCATTGGGGCAGCGATATGGTCGCTTGCGCGATGAACTTTGGTTCAAGGCGCGGGAATGGCTGGAAGCGCGTGACGTTTGGATGCCACAGGATGACGAGCTTACTTCCGAACTGTCGGGAGTTAGGTTCAAATACCTGTCGTCTGGAAAACTAAAGGTCGAGAGCAAAGACGAAATGAAACGGCGGGGGCAAAAATCGCCAGACTTGGCTGATAGCTTTGTTCTGACATTTGCCTCACAAGCCAGTCGAGCATCTTCGGGTGCAAGCTATGGGTTTAGCCGTGAGCTAAATTACAATGATAGCGGGTGGATTGTTTGAGCAAGATTATTGAGTTTCCAAAGCTGTATGAAAGCATCTTTCACGAAGCTGTGGGCGTAAAGATTAGCCCGACAGTTTGCTCAGACGACATGGACTGCGCGTATTACGCTTTGAGCGTATCGGCATCGGGGCTGGAAAATGCTTCTAAAATAACGCCCGAAGCTATTTTGCACGGTGCTTTGGTGGTTGCCGCACAGTCGGCTCTGGCGGCTGGTTACAGCCAAAAGAACTTCGAGGACTTGTGCAAGTCAATAAAGTTTATTTCACAAACACCGCCTGACAAGGCGTGTTAGCAAGGGTTTGCAATGGACAACATTGATGTAATTGGGCTGCTGAACGCAGGCTATGCTTCTCCAAGCATGTCAGCAATGGCACCCCCGCCGACAGTTAATGCTATTCCTTCCGGCTTGCTGTCGTCGGGGGAAGCTGTCACGGCTCCGACAAGCACTAGAGAAATGTACAACCTCCTCGGTGATGTGCCTTTTAGCGTATCGCCGGGTGGTGAGGTTTACACTCCACCACCAGTTCCACAGTTTAGCTTTCCTTTTTTTGGTGGCATTGATGGTTTCAGGCTTCCCACCTTTGGCCCCCTTGCGGGTCTATTCGGAAACATCGGTGCTTACGGAAGCCCCTTCTAGCAGTTGAGCGTGTAAGTAATGGCTATCACATATCGCGGTGAGCGTTTCTCAGGATACAACAAACCGAAAAGAACACCCGGCAAGTCGAAAAAATTTGCAGTTCTGGCGAAGCAGGGAGAGACAGTTCGGCTGATCCGCTATGGTGATCCTAAAATGACGATTAAGAAAGCTAACCCAGCGCGGCGCAAATCGTTCCGCGCACGACACAAGTGCGACACAAGCCCCCCGTCGAAACTAACAGCGCGGTATTGGTCGTGCAAAAAATGGTGAGGTGAGCATGGCATACGGAAAATCTTACGGATCGGGAATGAAAAAAACCAAGAAGAAAAAAACGGCTAAAAAGCGCACAACGAAAAGGTCTGCATAATGGCTAAAGGTGTTGCACATTATTTTCGTGATGGCACCCGTCACAAGGGTGGCAGTCATAAAATGCCAAATGGAGAGCTTCATAGCGGAGCGCGTCACATGGCTTCTAGTAAGAAACTTTTTCACTTTGGCGAGTTGTCTAAGACAGCGCAAAAGAAAGCGAGAAAACGGACATGAACAATATGCAGGGCATGTACATCCGTAAAACATATATCAAGCCTCGCAAGAAAAACATGATGGATGTTGCCGAAAAGGTCGCTGAAAAAGTGTCGGAAGGCATGGCAGACGATAAGCCTAAAAAACGTAAGAACCGCAAAAACTATAAGAAAAAAGTCGCCAATCAGAAGGTTGGCAAATACACGACGGAAACGTAATGTCTCGCGCTGTTCCTACTGATAAAGCAAAATATGCCCGTGCATTGGCAAAAGTGAAGCGTCGAGTGAAGAAATGGCCCTCGGCCTATGCTTCAGGCCAAGTTGTACAAGAGTACAAGCGCATGGGCGGCAGATACAGGACACGGAAAAATGGCAAAGCCTAAAGGTGGCCTAACTAAGTGGTTCAAAGAAGATTGGGTTGATATTTCGACTAAAACCAAGTCGGGAAAACATCCCAAATGTGGTCGCAAAACTGGCTCTGGCAGGGGCTACCCAAAGTGTGTACCCGCCGCCAAAGCAGCGCGAATGACCGCATCACAGAAAAAACGTGCTGTTGCGCGTAAACGTGCAACAAATCCAAGTCGCGGCAGAAGCCCGACTTACGCAAGGACATAAGATGGCTATATCCGAACTTGATTTTCGTTCGATTGTTTCGAGCGAAATCTCAAACGCATTGAATTACTACGATACTGAGTTTAGCCAAGACCGCATTGACATCATGTCATATTATCTTGGCGAAGGATTTGGCAACGAAGTTGAGGGTCGGAGCCAAGTTGTCGCCACAGAGGTCAGCGACACTATCGAATATGTAATGCCTTCTTTGATGAAAATATTTTCACAAAGCGGTCAGTATGCGCGGTTTGTCGGTAGACAGCCAGAAGATGTTGAGGCCGCAGAGCAGGCCACAGAGCTTGTGAACTTTGTCATCAACAATGACAATTCCGGCTTCCGTGTCATTCATAATTTTATGAAAGACGCGCTTTTATTTAAAATGGGTGCGGTTAAATTTTTCTACGATGAAAACGAGCGCACAAAAGAAGAAGAATATGAAGGTCTGACGGAAGACGAACTGTCTCTGCTTGTAGCTGATCCTGACGTTGAGGTGATTGAGCAAGAGCAAGTTGAGGTCGGGGTGACAGACGTAAACGGTGCAGAAGTGCCGTTGCAAGTGACGTTTAATGTCAAAGTCAGAAAAACAGAAATGACCGGGCAAGTCAGAATTATCAACGTGCCGCCCGAAGAACTGATTTTTAACCGCCGTGCCACATCTCTTGAGGACATTAACTTTATCGCACACCGTTCACAGGCAACAGTCAGCGATCTTGTTGCAATGGGATACGACCAAGAACAGGTCGAGCAATATGCAGGGGCAAACGATTTAGACGACGAGCAAGAACGTCACCAGCGTTTTGAAGACCTTGAGGGTGGGCCGGATCACGAAAGCAGCGACCCAGCTATGCGCGAGGTTCTTGTCACTGAGGGTTATCTTTACTGCGATTACGATGGTGACGGTATTGCAGAATTGCGTCGGTTTGTAGCCTTGGGCAATGGTGCTGAAATTGTAGAAAACGAGCCTTGGGACGTAATTCCCTTTGCCATACTTTCGCCAATATTGATGCCACACCGTATGGTCGGGCGTTCTGTTGCCGAAATGGTCATGGACTTGCAGCTAATCAAATCCACCGTTCTGCGGCAGATGCTAGACAATCT